CAGTGTCAAAACAATTAAGAATCACGAAGTTAGAAAAGACATAGCACTATTAATTGACTGGTGGGAACATGCTTGGGCATTAGATTATCAATCTGATAAACAAAAATATCTTAAAAACTTTTGGCGCATAATTAATTGGGAAGTTATTAACTCAAGACTATAATATGAATCAGAGACCATTGTATTTTATATCCCGAAAAAAAGAGTTAGAATTAATTAATAAATTAGAAACTATTGTCGATAATAGGTTATTTCATCCTTCTAATACTGCTGTTATACAAGCCAGTGTTGATTTTGCAGGGACTGCGGCTATGCATCTTGCACATTCTTGGTCCGTAAGCGGAGAAATTATTCCAATTATTCCGATCGAAGTGACATATCCCGGCGAAACCTACGACTATGTTAGATCAAAATTTCAATATGATATGCGTTGGCATTTAGAACATTTTGATTATCAAAGATTTGTTGTTGTTGAAGCAGGTATTATTCGCGGTGGAAATTGGAAATGGATTTTGGAAGAATTTGCTCTTTTAAATATTCCTCGAGAAAATATCACATTAGTGACTATGGTAGAAAATATTCATTCAATTATAAAATCTGATTATGTCGGAGAATATTATGATGACGATAAAGAAGATTTAACTTTCTACTTTGAAAAATTTAACAAGCACTGGCCGGTAAAATAACCAAACAGGTTGCTTTCTGCCTAAATAATCTATACTATAACACACAAGGAGATAATCTATGGGAAAAGCATTTGGAGCCCCGGAACAGGCCAAAATTAAACAAATGGTTGCAGAAGGTATGACTGTCATGCAGGAAATTCAAGACCTCACAGAAGGTCTGAATGATACTATCAAAGCAGTAGCAGAGGAACTAGAAGTCAAGCCTAGTGTTATTAAAAAAGCAATTCGTATCGCACAAAAAGATCAGTGGGATCAAGTTTGGAGAGAATTTGACGACTTAGAAACTATTGTCGACATCAGTGGTCATAGTTTCCGTAAAAAAGATGAATGATATCTTATCGGGTATTTTTAATTGGATACGTAATGACTATCGTACTAATAGTTTTCGCTTTTTTGTTGAGTTGCTTGCTTGGGCTATATCTATCGGGTGTAGCATTACGATGGCGGCCACAGTACCACATCCACCCCTTATTATTCTCTATCCTATATGGATTGCTGGTTGCAGTATGTATGCTTGGGCTGCTTGGACTAGGAAGAGTTTTGGAATGTTGGCTAATTACCTATTGTTAACTACTATTGACACGATAGGTTTGATTAGAATGTTAAATAATTAAGAGAAAGGTCCAACCAGCCATAAATGGTTATGAAGGTATTTGTCAGCCGCAAATGACATGGAGAAAATATGAGTTATGTTGATTCCGTCTGGGATCGCGACAAAGACACCATTCGAGTTGTCGAGCGAGACCCTACTAAAGGTAGACAGTTTAAAGACTTTCCTGCCAAATATGTTTTTTACTATCCAGACCCTAAAGGAAAATATCAATCCATTCATGGAGATCCTTTAACTAAGGTCAGTGTAAAAAGCCATAAAGAATTCCAAAAAGAACTACGCATACACAGTGGTAAGAAACTTTTTGAAAGTGATATCAATCCAGTATTCCGCTGTCTAGAAGAAAACTATCTAGGTAAAGATGCGCCAAAGCTAAACATAGCGTTCTGGGATATTGAGGTGGACTTCGATCCCGAGCGTGGATATGCAAGTCCTGACGATCCGTTCATGCCAATCACTGCCATTGCTGTTCACTTACAATGGATGGACACACTGGTATGTCTTGCTATACCGCCAAAGACCATGACCATGGAACAGGCGCAGGAAGCAGTTAAAGATTTTCCTAACACTATCTTATTTGATTCCGAATATGATATGTTAGATACTTTTTTAAACTTAATTCAAGATGCAGATGTGCTAAGTGGTTGGAATAGCGAGGGTTTTGATATGCCCTATACTGTTAATCGTGTTATTAAAGTTTTAAGTAAAGAAGACACACGCAGATTCTGTTTGTTTAATCATTATCCTAAAAAGAGAGAATATGAGAAATATGGTAAAGATGCTGTTACTTATGATCTTATTGGTCGCGTCCATCTTGACAGTCTCGAGTTATACAGGAAATATACCTATGAAGAAAGACATAGTTATCGACTAGATGCTATTGCTGAATACGAACTAGGCGAAACTAAAACTGTATATGAAGGAACACTTGATCAGCTTTACAACAATGACTTTAAAAAGTTTATTGAATATAACAGACAAGACTGTGCCCTGCTTGACAAACTAGATAAAAAACTTAAATTTATTGATCTTGCCAATACTGTTGCACATGAAAACACAGTATTAATTCAAACCACAATGGGTGCTGTAGCTGTTACCGAACAAGCAATTGTTAATGAAGCTCATCACAGGGGCATGATTGTTCCTGGTCGTCCTAAACGTGATGAAGAAGTTGATACACAGGCCGCAGGTGCTTATGTAGCATATCCTAAAAAAGGACTGCATGATTGGATCGGAAGCATGGACATTAACAGTTTGTATCCAAGTGCAATTCGTGCCTTGAACATGGGACCAGAAACTATTATCGGTCAACTGCGTCAAGATTACACTAAGTCAGAAATATCCAGCAAGATGAGCAAAGGCAGTTCATTTGCGGCTGCATGGGAAGGTAAGTTTGGCAGCAACGAATATGAATTTGTAATGAGTAAGGATCGAGCAACTGACATCACCATTGACTGGGAAGATGGCAGAGTTGACGTTCTCAGCGGTGCTCAAATTTATGAATTGATTTTTGAAAGCAATCAACCTTGGATGCTCAGTGCCAACGGCACTATCTTTACCTATGAGCGTGAAGGTATTATTCCTGGCTTGTTAAAGCGGTGGTATGCTGAACGTAAAGAAATGCAGGCCAAGTTAAAGGAAGCCATTGCCGCAGGAGACAAAGTACAAGAAGAATACTGGGACAAACGACAGTTAGTTAAAAAGATTAACCTGAACAGTTTGTATGGTGCTATTCTCAATGCAGGTTGCAGATTCTTTGATAATCGTATTGGACAAAGTACTACACTGACTGGTCGAAGAATTGCCCGACACATGGCTAGTAAAGTCAACGAAGTTATCACAGGTGAATATAATTACATTGGTAAAAGTATTATCTACGGTGACACTGACTCTGTTTACTTTTCAGCCTACACTACATTAAAGAACGAAATTAATAAAAAACTTATTCCATGGGATAAAGATACCATTGTTCAACTGTACGATACAATCTCAGATGAGGTTAATGGTACATTTTCTCAATATATGTTAGACGATTTTCATTGCCCAACTAGTAGGGGAAGTGTTATCAAAGCAGGTCGAGAAATTGTTGCTGTTAAAGGCTTGTTTATTACTAAGAAACGTTATGCTGTTCTTTACTTTGACAAAGAAGGCAAACGTAGCGATGTAGAGGGCAAGCCAGGAAAAATCAAAGCCATGGGCTTAGATTTGAAACGCAGTGATACTCCAGAATTCATGCAAAAGTTTCTAGAAGAAGTACTAACTAAAGTGCTTAATGGTGCTGAAGAAAAAGATATTCTAGAAATGATTGGCGAATTCCGAACTGAGTTTAAAGCAAGACCTGGTTGGGAAAAAGGCAGTCCCAAACGTGCTAACAACATTGCTGAGTATCAGGCTAAAGAAGTCAAGGCTGGCAAGACTAATATGCCAGGGCACGTTAGAGCAAGTATTAATTGGAATACACTCAAAAGAATGAACGGCGACAAATACAGTCAACAGATTGTAGACGGTATGAAAGTCATTGTTTGTAAACTAAAAGACAATCCATTAGGATATACATCAGTGGCATATCCAGTAGACGAATTACGTTTACCTAAGTGGTTTCAAGAACTTCCATTTGATCACGGTGAAATGGAAACAACAATTATCAATAACAAACTTGATAACTTAATCGGTGTGTTGGAATGGGACTTAGAATCAACAACACAAAATAACACCTTTGGTAGTTTATTCAGCTTTGAATAAAAATTTCATTGACTTCTACCAATTTTCTAAATATACTTAACAAAAGGATTTTATCATGCAAGATTTATTAAAAGATATCGTAGGTCACACACATAACCTTGGCTTCCTAAATGTTGTGAAAATTACAGGCGAAGATACTAAAACCAGTATCGACAGTATGGCAGATGACCGTACTGTTATTATGTACGCAGAAACTGCCAATCCATATCCAGACATGATTGGTGTATTTGGTATGCCGCAACTGAACAAACTACGCTATCACTTAGATTGCCCAGAGTATAAAGAGGGTGCTAAGATCGAAGTTGTCAAAGCAGAACGCAACGGCGAAACTATGCCAATCGGTTTACACTTTGAAAATGCAACCAAAGACTTTAAAAATGATTATCGTTTTATGAGCACAGAGATTATCAACGAAAAACTTAAAACTGTTAAGTTCCGCGGTGTTAAGTGGGATGTTGAGATTGAGCCTTCAGTACAGGCTATTCAACGTTTTCAGTTCCAAGCGGCTGCTAACAATGAGCACACAACATTCTTAGCAAAGACTGACGGCGACAAATTAATTTTTACGTTCGGGGATCAAAGCACACACGGTGGTGAATTTGTATTTGCCACAGGCGTTACAGGTAAAATTACCAAAGCATGGACATGGCCTGTTGTTAGTGTTTTGAGTATTCTTAAAATTGCTGATGCTAACAATGCTAAACTAAGTTTTAGTAATGAAGGTGCTATGCAGATTACCTTAGACAGCGGTTTGGCTACTTACAAGTATATTATTCCAGCTAACGCATGATAAAAGGTTTAACAGGATCTAAAGGCGTATTTGTAAGCGGTGGCAACACCAGTTTACAATACGTCAATCAAAATCCATCTAACCCCATGCAGGGTATGATTAGAGTTTGGGGTACAGACATGCAGGTATTTGACGGCAGTGGTTGGACCAACATTCAGTCTAGTTATGCCACTGTTGAGCTTGACGGTAATACTCAGAGGTTGTTGGATTGGGCAAAAAGTAAGATGGAAGAAGAACACGAACTACAACAATTGTCTAAAGAAAACGCTGCTATCCAAATAGCATTGGACAATTTAAAACGAGCTCAAGAACAATTAGATGTTACAATAATATTAAGCAAAGAACATGAAAAATCCACCAGTTAATTTAACACCATTACAAAAAGACTACGCTGTCTACTTGCCAGCTATCAGTAGTTTTTACAGCACCTACGTTGCCAAACAACGTCTAGAAGAATTTGTTCCTAAAGATCGTATTCCTCAAGGATTCGATCGTGGTATTGAAGGTATGAACTTTCTTAATCCAGAACAAGGATACTTTACTTACAAGTATGGTCTGTATTCAGCAGGTCATGCACAATTGGACTTGAATAAGTCAATGACACAAGAGTCTATGATTCAACAACGTGATCGTGCTAATACAATGATCCTAGGCGACTCCGGTGGATACCAAATTGGTAAAGGCGTTCTTAAATTTGATTGGTTAGATTTTGAAGGTAAGAGTGCTAATAAAACTCGTCAAAGTATTTTAGAATGGCTAGAACTAACTGCTGATTGGTCAATGATGCTGGACGTTCCTACGTGGGCTTGTGATCATATACATAGTCCAAAGACAGGGTTAAAAACATTCGAAGACTGCCTAGACAAGACACGTTTTAATAATGATTATTTCCTAATGAATAGGATTGGTCAAACAAAATGGCTAAACGTGCTTCAAGGCGGTGATTGGGATACTGCTGAAAAGTGGTACCAAGGCGTTAAAGAATTCAGCGACCCTAAAGGCAAATATGCAGGGCGTGAAGCAGA